GTGGCGACGACTGCCGTTGATTTTGCGAGAGTAACCTTAGCGCACCCTAGGTTGACAGGTTTGGAGTTACCTGTGACGGCCAGCGATTTAGCCAAAGAGTGGGGATGCAGCCGGCAGGCTGTGGCTAAGTGGGTCAAGCGAGGTATGCCATTGACTAGCATGGAAGAGGCCAGCGCATGGAGATCTGCCAATTCCCAGCGCGCCCCCAGATGCAAAGTAGTACAGGCGGCCGCGGCCTACACGGATGCGGACGGGCCGGTGAGCCTGGAGACGGCTTTTCCGGGTGAAACACCGGAACTAACCGAGGTAAGGGAAAGGGCTAACCGAGCAAAGGTAGCCGAGCGGGAGGCCATGAAACTTTTGGACCAAGCCAAGGAGGCCAAGGACGTGAACGGGATCCGGCTGGCCCTGGACAAGGTCATTGCCACTCAAGAGCGTGCCCGGGATGCCGCCGAGGAGCTGGGCAAAGCCCGGGCGTCGGCCGGGATCATAATGACAGTGACACAACACACGCAAACTGTGGAGCGGTTGGCTGCTGAATTTCAGCGTGGCCTAGAGGCGCTGGTCAATAAGGGCAGCCGGCTGGTGGGCAAAAGCGCCCAAGAGATCCACGACATCATGCGCGAGGAAACCGGACGAACCTATGAGGCTATTAAGGCCCGCATGATTGCATGACGATTACGTCATCATCATCAGTTCATGGGGTAGGGGCAGCGTTTAAGTTTCTCCGCCCTGCGGGGATGGACTCCGTCAGCAAGTGGGCGGAGCAGCATATTCGGTTTTCAGAAAGGTACAGCCCGAGCAAGCCGGGCAAGGTTAGTCTGGACTCCATGCCTTATTTGCGCGAGGTGCTGGATAGCGCCACGGCGCCGGGCGTGCATGAGCTGACGCTATGTTTTGCGGTCCAGTGCGGCAAAAGCACGGCCCTGCAGCTGATGCTGGCGCATCGGCTTACGAACCGGGCAACGCCCTGCATGGTTGTCCTACCGTCGCTAAAGCTGGCACGCTCCATCAGCGCGGACCGCTGGATGGAATTGGTGCAGAGCAACCAGTGCCTTAGCCGGCTTTGCCCGGACAATGACGATGAGATGAAGCTGGACGAGCAGAGATTTAGATCGGGCACGGTTTGGTGGGTTGGAGCAGGGTCTGAGAGCAATCTTAGTTCCCGCAGCGTAGGCATGAGCATTGCCGATGAGATCGACAAGTTTCCGGACTGGAACACGAAGGAGGCGGCGCCGCTACAGCTAATCGGGGCCCGGATGGAATCCTTTCCTCACTGGCTCTACGTTCAGGCGTCCACTCCGACGATCGACCAAGGGGTCAACATCTGGACAGAGTTTCAACGCGGTGACCAGCGCTACTACATGGTCGCATGCCGCGAGTGCCATCATCAATTCAACCTGGAGTGGGAGGGCATTAAGTGGGACGAGGCTTCTTTTGAGGCAGATTCTGAGACGTGGAACTTTGAAAAACTAAAGGCCACGGCCTATTATGAGTGTCCTGGCTGCCGGCGAAAAATCCTTTTTAGCGAGCGCAATGAGATGCTGCGGCAGGGCAAGTGGAGGGCTACAGCTCAAGGCGAGCCGGGACGCCGCAGCTATCACCTAAACGCGCTGTACAGCCCGCACAAGACGTGGGGCGAGCTGGCCGTGATGTTTATTCAGGACAAGGAAAGCATCCGCGGGCTGCACCATTTTGTGAACAGCTATTTGGCTAAGCCATGGACTCCGGCCGCCGCCACGGTAAAGCCAAGCGCCATCGAGGACGTTATAAAGGCCAGCCCGGAGTATTTGCTGGGTGAGTGCCCGATGGATCCGGATGGGCTGATGATGGCGGTGGACGTGCAACAGACGGAGCTGTGGTACACGATCCGGTCCTACGGCAAAAACGCAGGGAAGCCATGGAGCGCGCTAGTGGACTACGGGCAGCTGATCGGCTGGGACGCAGTCCTGCAAAAGTTTGGGCAGAAGTATCCGGTGCGTAACAAGGAGGGTGAAGGTCGAAGCTGCTTGGGCGGATTTGTGGATTCTGGTTACGCGGCCCGGAGGACCGGAGGTGTGTATGAGTTTGTGATCAAGGCAGCCGGAAAGTTTTGGGCCAGCAAGGGACGTGCAGCCAGTGCCGGGATGCGGGCCAGCGTGGTCAAGCAGGTTGTCGAGCACCTAGGCCGCACGCTCCCTTTGGTCCAGTACGATGATAATGTTTTCAAACACACGCTCTACATCAACAAAATTAAGGAGCGTACCGGGGCGGACTGGTGGCTGCCGCGCAATCTTGGACGCGACTACATCAGCCAGCTGACGAATGAACGGCTGGTGGAGCGCAAGCTGCGCTATGGGCAAAGAGAGCTAACGTGGGAGGTAGTGGGCGCAAACCACTTGGGCGATTGCGAGAAGCTGGTGCTCGTATTTTTGGAGCACGAACAAAACCGTCCGCAGGAGGCGAACGCTAAATTGACAGCATGAAAGGCGCGTGGAGCGAGGGCTTATTTTTTCCTTTTGGATTCAGGCTGCGAAAGATCCGGTCGCACTACGCCTTGCCTTGGAAGCGCTTGCCGCCAGCCAGTTTGAATCCTTTAACAACAACGGGCGATATATGGTGAGCGCATCGGTGGCCGGCAAATCGTTCAGCTATCAATTTCAAAAGGACATGGATCCCGCAACCCTTTCCCGCTTTGCTTACGAGGCATGGCGCAAGGTCAAGGGATTCACAACGAGCGCACAGGTTGAAACATTTTTAAGCACTAACACCGGCCAAGTGAGTTACCCCAACTACGGCGTCCAGCAGGTCGTCTACCCTTAATATGTCGCTTGGTAATTGGTTTGGTCGTTTGATTCGGGCGGGTGCCCAGGACTACACAAAACGGCGCTACATTTACACGCCACCACAAGACAGCCGGATCGATGTCACCACGGCCAGCCGGACACAGGTCTTGGGTCTGGCTCGTTACATGTACTACAATAATCCCGTGGTGCGCGGGGCGATTGATTGCATGACTCGCAACTCCATCGGCCCTGGCATCAAGTGCCAAAGCCGAACCAAGGACGAGGGATGGAACAATGCGACCGAAGAATGGTTTCACAACTGGTCACTGGCTTGTGACGTGCGCGGTCTTTTGGATTTTAACACGCTTCAACAAGTGGCCACACGCACCATGTTGCGCGATAACGAATTGTTTATTTTGCTGACCGATAACGGCGATGGCTGGCCCATGTTACAGCTCATCGAAGCACACCGCTGCTCAACGCCTACCTACATCAACGACCCCAAAGTCATCGATGGGGTGCGGGTCAATGCCAACGGCCGCCCGCTTTCCTATTACATTCGCACTGGAGACGGCGACAAATTCAGTGAGGTGCAGGCCGCCGACGTCATTGTCCTGGCGGAACGCGACCGGGCGGACGAGCTGCGCAGCCTGTCACGATTGGTCACTTGCCTGAATCTTTTACAGGATCGTGACGAGATTCTTGAATATGAAACCGGAGCGGCCAAGCGGGTGGGTCAGATCGGTTTGGCCCTTGAGGGCGATGGCAGCACGGGATTCTTTGGCAACGACAGCACCAGCGATGACGGCATCACTACCGACAAAATCCTTGGCGGTGGAGCCATCTGGAACATTCCCCAAGGCCGCCGTTTGCGTGAACTAAAGAACGAGCGCCCCAGCCCAAATCTTCAAGACTTCATGGATCAATTCTTGCGGGCGGCCGCCACCGGCTTGGGTCTGCCTTACGAGTATTTATGGAAAGCCGATCTGTCGGGCCCATCGCAAAGATTCGTGCTGGCTCAGGCACAGAGGCGATTTGATGAAATCTCGCAGACCATTATCACGCAACTGGTCAGCCGGGTGCGGCTGTGGGCTTTGGCCAAAGGGATTAAGCGCAGGGATCTGACCGTACCCAATGGAATGGATCGCTGGTGGCAGGCCGCCTATCACACGCCCAAGCAGACCACCATTGATGCCGGCCGCGACAGCGCGGCTGACCGCGAGGATCTGAAACTTGGCCTGACCACGTATGCGGAAATCTACGCCTCCCGTGGCGACGATTGGCAGGAGGCGATTGATCAAAAGATTGCGGAACAGGCTTACATCCGGGCGAAGTGCGCGGAAGCAGGAATCCCGGTCAATGAGATCCAGTTTATTCCAAATCAACAGCCCACCCAGCCCGCCGTCACTCCTCCCAGCGCAGCTCCGGCGGATGAAGTGCCGGCACAAGCTCCAGCTCCGGAGCTGGCCGCGATTACTGAAACAGTGACGATGACGG